AATTGTCTAACAATTAACAAAGGAAAGAAACGATTTAGATTCTCATACAGTAGACCTTATAAAGGTAATGTAAAGCAAATTAGAATAATAAGAGAAACATGCCGTCGTTACAGTTTGATAATCATTACAGATCATAATCCTGTTTCATCCTACGGAAAGACACATAATGGTGCATCTGTCGGATTGGATTTTGGACTAAAAACTTATTTCACTGCAAGTGATGGTAATAATGTCATTTCTCCGTTATTCTTTAAACAGTATCAAAACAAGATCAAGAAATGCAATAAAAGGATTTCTAAGTCTGTTAAAGGATCCAACAATAGAAAAAGGAGACGTTTTGAACTTCAACAAACGTACAGGGAAATTGAAAATCTACGTAATGATTTCCAATGGAAATTAGCACATGAACTTTGTAAAAAATATGATTTCATTTTCCTTGAAACGTTAAACATTGAAGCAATGAAACGCCTATGGGGAAAGAAAATATCTGATTTATCCCATTCATCATTTATTAACAAACTGGAGTATGTTGCAACAAAATATGGTGTAACAGTCCATCATATTGATAAATGGTATCCTTCTTCTAAAACTTGTGAATGCGGGCATGTTAACAAAGAATTATCATTAAAGGACCGCACATGGGCGTGCCCCAGGTGCGGGTCCGTAAATGATCGTGACTTGTTAGCATCTAAAAACATTCTTCGGAAGGGCATTTCCGAATTGGAGAGTATGGGTAATTCCAGCGGTAGAAATACCGGGGTTCCATACGTTTGTATCCAAGAATCCCATAGCCTTTAGGCGTGGGAGTATGTCAATGCCGGACTTGTAAGATTAAAATGTGTGGAAGGTGATACATGCGATAGGTGTATATTCGAAAATTACAATTATTGTTCATGTACAGACATAATTATTGGTCCATGTGAACATGTTGATAGACAAGATAACAAGAATATTATTTTCATTAAAACTGATTAGATATGTACATCAATTTCAGACAACTTGCAGCATCAGACATGACCCCTAATGATCTTGCCAATCTTCTTGCCATAAGACAGAAGGATACGGTTATGATCGAAGCCATGCCGGAAGAAGATGCTGGGAGGTATATAGAGCTTGGCCTGGTTGAGAAATTAAAATCAGGCGTGATGAGATTAACCAACAAAGGAACGTCTTTTGTAAATTATATAGAGACACCGGAAATGACAGACGAGGTTCTGGAAACGTTGAAGATTATGATAGGAATGTACGAATCGTATTCAAAAGACATAGGTGTCAGCAGAAAAGAAGCGGAATCCAGGTTGTGTTGGTTTATGGGTAACACCTCATTCAAGAAAGAGGTCATACTTCAGGTAACGGAATCTTATATAGCAGAGTCAGGAGATTATACAATGAGCTTATGTAACTTTATATGGAAACCGCCTTCTCAGGCTTTTTCAGTCCATATGAACCTTAAAAATTCAAAGCTCTTTGACTTAATAGCTGAAAAATTTAAGATCGCTACCGAGCCTTATTTGGAGTCTAAGAAGAATAAGGAAATGGATTGGTTGTTTGCCGTATCTAAATTGCCTACGCCGCCGGCTAAAGGCAATCCGGATTATTTGTTTACCGGAAGTTCTGAAACAGACAAAGAGAGATTGAAAAATATAAAAACGTATTTATTTAACAAAATTAGAAAGCAATGGAAAAAGTAAGAATTAGAAAGATAATAGAGGATATAATTATTACTCAGTTTCTTAATTCGGAAATGGATATAGTTCATGAAGAAGATGTGTCGTTTGAAGAACTTGGATTAGATTCTCTTGATCAAATTGAACTCGAGATGATGGTGGAACAAAAATTCAATATTGTTGTTAATGATGACAATATTAAATCCATCAAAGATATGACTGATCTTGTTTACAAAATAAAAACAGAAGGACATGGGAAATGATATAATTTTATGCATGGCTTTAATAGCATCATTTGCTTTTGTTATACAGTTTTTGTTGTCGATATTAGGATCTGATCTGGATACGGATATTGACAATGCTTCTGATTTAAGTATGTCTTTGTCGGACATCATATCATTCAAAGGCATAACACATTTTATTCTTGGATATAGCTGGACTACGTACTTTTCGGGTTCCCATTTAGTAGGGGTCGTAATAGGGTCGTTTTTCTTTATCGTTTTGTTTTACGTATATAAATTACTTCTTAAGTTAAAACAAGAAATGGTGTACGAATGTCCGGAAGATTTAAATGGCAGAGAGGTGGAGATAGTGTTTAGATCAGGGAAGAATCATTATATGGTAAATATTTCGAAAAATGGAAGACAAGAGCAAATGAGAGTAAGATGCTTGTCTGGAAAAACTTACAAAAACGGTGACAAGGTGAATATAAAATATGAAGAAGGAGAATTAAGTATATAATTTAATATGGATTTTGGACAAGATTTAGAACCAGAAGAACTGACCAATCATTATGATCAGTGTTATGGAATTGATTTTGAAACAGAAGAAGAGGAGGATGAAGAGTATGACTGACGAGGAATTTGTATTGGATAATAAGAAAAAGGTTGTTGTAAGAAAAAGAATATCTTATTTAAACAAAGGGGATAAAGTGTGGATTGTGTCTTCCGACGGGTATCTGCTGCACACGGACGTAGTTAGAGCCGACCGCGGACGGTCTTATGTGGAGATAGACGGGATTCTGTATTGGAAGCGAGGATTAGATGGCAAGCATCGTAATCGTAATAACTACATGCAGTTTGCCATGACACCAGAAGACGGTAAGAAGTATGTCGTATATTACCCGGAAGGATTTAAAGACAATGACTTATGATGGTCCCGGAAACGCATTTGCTATATAAGGAGTTTAATGGTGTAAAACGTCTTGCCATATCTTATTCCCAGATAGATACGTTTCTTACCTGTCCAATGAAATGGTATAAGACTTACGTAGAGGGCAAAAGGTCTACGGAAAAACAAGAAGCTACGTCTTATGGTACGGTTATCCATAAGACACTGGAATACTTTTTTAAGAACGGAAGACAGCCTTCTGGTAAAGACCTTGGAGAAGCAATAAGTTACTATTCCTATCAAGAAGACATACCTTGGCAATCACCGGAAAATATGATGATAGCCATGAAGCAATCCGGGGAGCTTCTTGCTTGGATTGTGGATCTGTTTAAAAAAGACGGGAATAAGTTTATGATAGCTGATAGTGATCTTAATCCCTGCGAGAAACTTATTAGACACGGTGCTATAGTTGGAGTCGAAGAAGATTTTGTGCTGCCGTACCGTCTTCCTAAGCCTGTTGATATAAATGGGACCGTTCATACTCATGTGTACATAGTAGGATCGGTGGATCTTCATCTGGCTATAAAGAGCAAGAACGTAGTTCACCATTATGTCATAGATTGGAAATCAGGTAATAAGGTTTTTGATTCTAAGAAGTTGGAAACGAATTTACAGCATCCTATATATTCGTTTTACATCTATAGAAAATATGGTGGAGTTCTGCCAGATATGAACATCTATTTCTTTACCAGGACCAGACAGTACCAAAAGGTTAAGGTGGATGAAGAGCGTAAAACAAAATCTATAGAAATGCTAAATGACACTTTATCTAAAATGTATGATTTTGAAGATAATAGTGTAAAATCATTTCAAGCGTACATCCAGGGAGCAGAAGGAGCCAGATATAGCAAGCGGCGTGCCACCCTAAGCCAGCCTGTTTCGCAAAACAAGCTACCCTGCCCGTCGGCACTGTGTTATTATTGTGACTTTGGATTACATAACAAAAACGAATGCCCTTTCTCTTCAGATTGGGATCCGTCTAAAAAGATAAATCGATGAAATACGAGGACGTTCAAAAGTTAAGAACAAAATACCGGCAAGATCCGGAAGTCATATATCTTGAAGAGATGAGGAACGTGGCGGTACGGTGCGGAAATTTTAAAAAGGCGTTTGAGTTCCAGGAGAAACTTGAGGCTATTTGGTTTAACTACTTAAAGGGAGTGCAATGAAAGAAGATCTAATATGTGGAGTAGCGATCCTTTTGTATTTAGTTTTATTATACTTGCTCACGACAATTTTCATAAAAACAGGTGAAGCAGTAGATCGTTATAAGATGAAGAAGAAAACTGACAAAATCAAAGTAGGTCAAAGATACGAACATAAGAACTACTTTGAGGATCCATTTGAAAGAGGCAAGCATGTGATTAAGATATTAGACATAAAAGAAGGGTACGCTCTATATGAGTACGAAGAAAAACTATATATACGTTCTTCTGAGAGTCTTGAATATATTGTTAAAAAATATATTTTAATTACTGATATAAAATAAGGGGTTATGGAAAAGAAAGTCACAATCAAAGAAGGGATGGATATTTTTTACAAAAATGCAGGGAAAGATATATGGGTCTATATTGGACTTTTTGGAAATAAAGTGCTATCCATTTTAAAAAACAAAGGTGTTATTGCATGTGAAAACGATGCTGAATATTGCGTGTTGATGGATGGAGAAGATCATTTTATAAGTATAGCAAAAGACATGAGTCACGACTATTGTTGTGAATACGTTGTAGAAAGAGCAGAAGCCTACAGAGACTACCCCTCCAAAGGTGCTACATGCAGTGTATGTCTGTTTGAAGATAATGAGAATAAAGCGAGAGAAATGCTAAAGGAGGCGATAATAGAACTTTCAAAAAACAGTAAAATAGATTGCGATGGGCTTTGAACTTAGACCTTACCAAAAAGAGGCCGTAGATGCCGGGCTTAAGTTTCTTACAGGAAAATCTAAGAAGCCTGGCATAATAGTGGCCCCATGCGGAGCAGGTAAGAGCCTTCTGATATCCAAGATAGCGCATGAGATAAATAGACCGACGTTAGTATTGCAGCCATCAAAAGAGATTCTGGAACAGAATTATGCGAAAGCCATATCATTTGGAGCTAAACCTACCATATACTCTGCCTCATGTGGCGTAAAGGAATTATCGGCTATGACTTATGCTACACTTAAAAGCATAAAGAAAGACGTAGCAAGGTTGAAAGATATAGGGATAGACACCTTATTGGTGGACGAATGCCACTCGGGGTATTCCCCTGAGGAAGGTTCTGAATTTATGGAGTTTATGAGCGAGTTTCCCGAGGCGAAGGTGCTGGGCTTCACCGCCACGCCCTGCCGCCTCCGGACCTACAGCTCCATGCTGGAAGGAAACTACAGCAAACTTAATATGCTGACGAAAGACGAACATAACTTCTTCAAGAAAATAGTTCATGTAATACAAATACAAGAGCTAACTTCTCAAGGTTTTTGGTGTCCACTTAAGTACGAACGATGGTCGTTTGATGAATCGGCTCTGATGTTAAACAGTACCGGAGCCGAATACACCAACGAATCTATCAAAGAAAGCATTGTACGAAACGGCTTAAACAACTCTATCTATAAGCGTCTTCTTCAGCTTATGAACGAGCGTAAGGCCATTTTGGTTTGCATGGATTCTATCGAATCATGTAATAGAATATCCGAGTTCATGAATGCCAGGATGGGAGCCATAACAGGTGTCGTAACATCGCTAACAACCAAAAAGAAAAGAGAGCAAATCATATCCGATTTCAAAGAAGGTAAGTTAAAGGTCGTGTTTAATTATTCAACGCTTGCTACCGGATTTGATTTTCCTGAACTTGATTGTGTGATGTTTGGACGACCAACGTTCTCATATTCAGTATTTTACCAAATTGTAGGTCGAGCCGTCCGCATCCATCCTGACAAGAAAGAGGCGCTGATAGTTGATTGCTGCGACAACATGAGGCGTTTCGGCCGGATAGAAGATTTAACGATCGAACAATTTCCTTCTAAGGGATGGTGTATGTTTGCCGGCGATCAACTTCTGTCCAATATAAGGATGGGTGATATTATTACCAAAGACGAAATCCTTCGCCGGGCAGCCTCGCTTAAATCCGTAAATGGAGATGGTAGGAGAGAGGACGATCTTGACAGCATAATAATGTGGTTTGGAAAATATGAAGGAATTAGATTCAAAGACATACCGGTGTCGTATTTTAGGTTCTTGGCTGAGAATATGGCAGTAAAACCAGGAGACAGGAAAGAAAAGATTATCGAATATTATAATAGAATAAAAGCATGAACAGCAAAAGACGTAAGAAAATAGAGGATATTATTTCCAATTTGGAAAAGCATAAAACAGATCTTGAGTTTATCAAATCAAAGCTGTCAGAGGTTAGGCATAATCTGGATTCAGCCAAGGATGATGTTGATATGATTTTAGACGAAGAGACGGAAGCAAGAGATAATATGCCGGAGTCGTTACAAGATACAGAAAGATATTATCAATCAGATGAGGCTGTAGCTAATATGGAGGCGGTTGTTGATGATATAGAAAGTATTGTAGGGGATTTAGAGAATGCGGTTTCAACCATTGATGATAAAATCAATGACATAGAAACTGGTATTATAGGGAATTTAGAGGCAGCCATAGGCGCATAACGTAAAAATATAATCATAAAATTTAACACAATATATTTGTATAGATATAATACGATACATATTTTTGTATCGTATTATTTTTTATGTGTTATATTTTATGAAAACAAATGTTACAATGGTATCAAAAGACCGAGAATTATTTGGCGTAATAATTAAGCAGGACACTAAAACTTCGTTTATGTCCTTAACAGACCTTCAGGAAGCCTATACGAAGAAGAGGGTTGAGATGGGGTGGAATGAAAAGAGAATAGAGAATATCCTATCTAATAAGGAGAGTGCGGAACGTGTTTACTATATCCTTGAAAAACAAGGATATAAGATAGAATCAGGATTTCCTGGTTTTATACAATCTGTTGAAAAAGAGTCACTTATAAAAGTGATGAAAAAAATGGGAGCTTATAAGACAATGGGTAGAGGAGAGAATAGGAGAACTATGTGTAATCCATATATATGGGTGCTTGTAGCTATGGAACTAAACCCTATGTTGTATGCTGAGGTTGTTACGTGGTTAACAGATAAGCTTATCTTAAACCGAATAGAGGCAGGTGATAAATACAATGTCTTGTCAAGAGCTATATCAAGATTTCCGGATGCCGATTACTCCAAGATGGCTAAAGGCTTAAATTGGATTGTATTTAATGAGCATGAAAGCATGATAAGAAATAGGGCTACACAGGAGCAGTTGAAAGAACTTGAAACCCTACAGTCTAATCTTGCATTCTGCATAGAGATGGGAACCATCTCTTCTTTCTCTAATTTAATGAACATGATGAGATCTATATATGTAAAGAAATGGGGAGAAGAGGCTGTAACTTCTAAAAACGTAAAATAATATGGGAGTAAAAGAAATAAGAGAACTACTTAGACTCTACAATCTCGAACATAGTGTCGTCCAGAACAAAAACTCTGGGCGGTATTCTATTATTCTCCATAACAACATCATAGGAACGAACGTAGATGGAGAGAAGGTAGTTGTGTTCAGAACCATTCCGGATGGAAGCAATACGTTCTCTATGGAGCGAAATAGATTCTATGAGGGGTTTGTAGAGGCTTTTGATGACGATAAGGCGATTGAAGCCGTAAGACAGTATTTTGAGAAAAACAGAAATGATAGGGTATAAGACGAAGATGGATTATATTACTATCGAAATGAGGTAAAACAACGATAAAGCAATGGAAAAGATGGATGATAATACTAAAAATATCCTTTATCCAAAAGGATCTATTTTTCGCATATTAAAAGATGATATAATCAGTGCCGAATTTAAAATCGTCAAAGGAGCTATAGCGGAGGCAGTATCAGACATAGAAGTAAATGATAAATATGCTGAGGTTTGTTGCAATGGGGAGACGTTCGTCATAGAAACGGATATTATGGATATTATTCTTACCAAAGACCCCATAGAAAACAAATCGGTGAAAAATGACATCATTGACGACAAACTACGATGGGATTTGCTTCCAATGGAAGAGATTGAGGATATTGTAAGAGTCTATCATGCTGGTGCAAAGAAGTACGGACCCAATAAATGGCAGAACCTTGACAACGGGTTTGAACGGTATCGTGCTGCGGCTGCCAGACACCTAATGGAATACATGAAAGGGGAAAGAATAGACTCAGATACAGGAGCTTTTCATCTTGCACAATGTGCATGGAATTGTATAGCTATGCTGTGGTATGATAAGCACGGGAAAGGATTAATACCATTAAATAAGGAGGAAAAGAAATGACAATAGAACAACTAAATTATTTATTAAGAGAAGAGCTTTATGCTATAAAAAACCATAAAGACAATATTGATAGAATCAAAAAAGAATATTTTGATTCCAATTATGGGTTAAAAGAAGGAGATAAGATCCGTATTTTACACGAAGCAGGAGATGAAATGATAGGCTTCTTGAAAAAAGTTGAAGTATGTGAAGACGGAGATCTGTACTTGACAATCCAAAAACAAAACGAAAAAGGTGACAGGGGCAGAGGAACATGGAATATGTATCTATCATCAAAATCAATTAAAATAGAAAAATTATCATAGGTGGTTATATACAATATTATACCAACCATGCTGTAAAACATAAAGTAAATCTAAAATTTGAATGCGATGATTAACTATGCAGCAAAAGCCAGAAAAGCTTATTTGATAAACAATTTTGATAAGATTCTTAACAGCCTCAACACACTTCATTCGACGGTTGAGACCATGACGTTGTTCGTAAACGACCAGGCTTATAATTACATTCTTAAGCTGAAGGAAGTGATTAAGGGTGGTCCTATGTACAGACATAATGTCAAACGATTCTTGAATGACATGGACAAAGAGATAAAGAGGTACAATGCTTCTATCTACTACATAAATAAAGAGCGTAGTGAGGTTATAGCTGATATAACACAAGCGATGGAAGATTGCCTCATGCCATACATAGACGATCTGGCCGGCGCTATAAGGGCAGCCGTGTGGTCGAAGGGTGTGTCCGAGGAGCGGACGGAAGCGGCGGTACTGTCCCTAATCGTATCCTCCTTGGCCATGACATCAGGCAGACTTATTTCAGGTGGATATCAGATCATGAAAGAAATGGGTGGTGGCTGGGGTGGTAATCCATTTACGTTTATGAGCATTGATAAAATAAGACACTTATCTACATCATTATCTGATGCTATTACCGGTGGAGAAATAGCTCTTGAGGAAAAAGAAGCCAATGACATAACTAAGGCGATGGATGTTTTTATTGAGAAGATGTCCGATTCAGATATTGTCGATAAAGTAATTAGCATACTCGAAGAGGCAGAATCTAAAAACAAGGAGGAGCGATCGTGAATTATTTGGATGGGTATGTAGAAGAGATTCTTTCCGAGCCGTACTATGATGATTATGGCTCTGGGATTTTTAGGTGGTGGGTGGAAGTATCTTACGTTTGTTATGGCATAGGAGCTGTCACTACCTTAATGTTTGATACGAGAGAAGAAGCTGAGGCTGTAAAACCAGGTTACAAATTTTTATGTTGAAAATAATATGAAGTATTTTGTTTTATTGATGGCACTTGTGTTATCATCATGTTCGCATGATGATAGTCGGGTTAATAACGGATGGGTTATATATGATCTACGTCCTTTAGAAGATGGATGTATAATGTATTATGGTGAAGACGAAAGAATTTCAATATTTTATAATAATAGGCTTATAAAATTCGTTGGATACCAAGGGGAATACAATATAGGAGATTCTATTAAAATCGTAAAAGTGAAATAATATGAAAAATAATTTAAAACTCGTATGTCCAAAATGTGGCACCCCTCACCAGCCTCATTCTCCGCACACGATGGATGCAGATGGATTTGAAAGGTGTGAGATAAGAACGGTCATGGAAGACAGGGGATGGTGCTACGAATGCTCTTTTTGGCAAAATATGTACGACAAACACAAAGACGATCCGGGATGGGTTAGGATAGACGGTGAAAGCTGGGTGCTTAAGCCTATGGTGGAAAACGTACCGAGCGGATGGAACAGCCTTGGATGTGGTGGAAGAAAAATGTATATCAATATCGAAGGGAAAGGCATTGTTACATCAAATAACTGCTGGTGTCAAGGTGATGTTTCGGACGCATTCAAGGATCTTATGCCTGATAATGCTACTTGGGCTACGAAGGAGGAATTTGACAAAGCTCCTGTAGTAGGACATATCATAGAAGGTATTGGTTTAGTTTTCACAGATAGGGGAGGTCATGAAGTTAATGCTTAGAAACTTATTTCATGTTCTGCTTATACAAGAAAAGATGGTAACTACAACAATCCCCAACCATACAATAGGCGTACGGTTGGGGATTGTTGTCATATCGTAAAATTAAGTGTTTTTTCTAATGCCAGGTATTCAGTATGAACTTTACTTCCGTCATCATCTATCAAGTCCAATTTAATATAAGCTGCATATGATACATGATGATCACCAGGAACAAGATGATCTATTTTTGATAAGAACATAGACTTTAAACCTTGGCCAGACCATGATTCTGGATATGGCAAAGGTGTAAAGTCGGCATCTGTACAGCTTATAGACCAAGTAAGATTAGGATCTGCCCTAACTATTCTATCATGAGGTCCATCAATTACAAGATCTGGCATCTTATATTGGTAACTATCATAATTAAGGACAATAGGATCACTAAAGTTTACACCGTATATAGCAGCAGGTGGAGTAAAGCTTGTTATTAAAAGGGTTCTATTAATCTTATTGGTTGTTCTTAGCGTAAACCCATCAGGTGCTATCACACTTACTCTAAATCCATAATAAGGAGAGGTTGTTAAAGCAATAGCAAGAGCCACCGAATCCTGTTCAAGCAATTCCTCTGTCGTATCAACCCAATTATCGATCTCTTGCCTATCTTCCATTGGAACACCGCCTTGGACACTTATGGAATCCAGCCGTTCTTTTTTAGACAGAAAGATAAATTGCCCGCCCTGTGGAATGGTGCCTACTTTCTTTCTTTCTACGATTACCTCCCCCCCTATACAGTTACTAACTATTTTATACTCATATAGTTTAGCATTATTTTCAAATCTTCTTCTCATAATTTCATAAAATTAATTCGGTAAAGGGGCGGACATAACGTGGATTACTCCTTGTACTTGTATCCAAATGATCTCCTTGGATGTTTATATCATAATACCACGAATAGGTAAATTGTGTAGATTGAGTGGATGTCCACATTTTATTACTCATTATCGTACCTCCTACCATTAAAAGGCATTCGTTTATTTCATTCGCATACAATGATATCAAAAAAAACTCTCCGGCGCCACCTACATATCCATTTTGACCATTTTTAAATAAATAGCTATTAGCTTTATTAAAAGCGTAATTTTCATTACTGGTATCATATTCAAGATACGCATTCTGATTTTCACGCCCCCAATAATCCTTTTTAACGGTCTCCATATAAGAACTATTTTGTGCAAATACATTGTCTACTATTCCATTCTTACCCCAACTAAATGTGCCAATATATTCGGTGGCTATAACAAAACACACTTTATCTACAAGAGCTATTCCATTGCATAGATCATTGGAATATCCTTTATTAGACCAATTTTCTTTTGTATATAATCCTCCATCTACATGTTGGATGTATATGCCTTTATTGATTATAAGCGAGGGATTTACCCCCATCCCTATTTGAAATCTTCGTCTCATGATTTTTGTTTGCAAGATAGCAATAATTTACAACATAAAAGAAACCGGTTCCCTATCATCTCTGACTGAGAACCGGTAAGAAAACAATTTCAGAAAAAAATTAACCTACATAATCTTTCAAGTAAGAACAAAAAACGTACAATCTACTCTTTGACGATGCTAATATAACATATTGGAATCATACAAAAACAATGCAAGTCCGATATTCTTCGTCTATTTGTAACTAACATCATCGTCTCCTTCCGAATCAGGAGTGGCGCCTATGAAGAACATCATTGACTTGTTGTTCGTCTGCTGCCACCAATTATAGGCGCGCGCTACGTCTTCCGGCGTCTTGATATTATACCATTGTTTGATAAACGTCTGTTTGGCGAGTTGCCTAAATAACTTAGACTCTCCTTTGTATGTGCCGGATGTTACTTTATCAAGTGAGTAATTCCTAAGATCAGTAAGATCCTTCAACTTCCGCCCCATGACAAACGGGTCGTTAATGATATCTACAACGTTAAGCTCCATAATAAACGGCATCTGTGAAGCTATTTCGTTTATGGTTCTGAATCCGACATAGGATCCAAATTGAGTAAGCCAACTTTCTTCGTTTTCATCATCATCACGCCATCCGGCAAGAAGCATGGATACGGCTTGCATGATAAGGAACGTGCCGGCATAGACACTGAGACGTTTTATATTGGTTTTCTCTACCTCATTCATATTATCTTTATTTTCGTTCCAGGCATCTATGATGTTTTTCATACCAGACTCGGAAGCTAAGCTAAATGTTTTGGCTATCATATTCTTTAACGTAATTGACAACCCTTCCTCTTCTTGCATTGTTTGGAAATTGAAGCCACGTCTTTTCCACAGGCGTTGAGCCGCCAGCACCAACCATCCTCGGTGGGCGGTCATGAACCTGGCTATCCAGTTGCGCGATGCGGCAGTTCGATTTTCTTCATTCAAAGATCCGTTACATATCTGCGACAAGCTACGGACTTGATTCCTGGTTATAGCCATCTGGGTTTCAACTTCCTCAACAGTAACACCTGATCCGGGCTTTACAACCACCTTCCCATCCACGACATCTACCATACTCCATAAAGTACGATCTTTTAATGCATTCCATTCTCTTTTTATGGTACTCTGTTCTTTATTGCGTTCTTTTTCCATCTTGAAATCTTGGAACGTGTAGAACCGGCCTTTGTAATAACGAACATTGTCCATAGTAGCAATCATAACCTGCGGATCAAGAGGGTAGTTCAGGATTTCCATAAAAGCATACATAGGTGAACGCATTAAGGTCCTGGCCACTCTATTGTATCCGGCACCATACATACGATTTCGGATATTGAATATCCCCATTCTCTCACCTATGACATATAATTTGCTTTTCCTATCTATGTCTCCGGTTTCTGCTATACAAGATGGAGCAAGGCGTGAAAATTCAGCCGATGCGTATTTAAGGGAGTCTTTGCTTATATACTGTCCTACGGCAGATTCCATGATGAGGTTGATATGACCTGTCAGGGCGCCGGTAGCTGCCACAAACGGAGACAGTGCCAGGTTCATGACCGACATAAATCTTTCAACAGCCATCATAATTCTTGTAAGGTCTACCGTATATCCTCCGATGTTCACCGTAAGTTTTTTGGTGTTCATCCTAATGCCATAATAATGATCGTTGAAGAAGTCCCTGAACATCTGATATGCTTGGGTTGCTTCAGCCTTCTTACCGCCTTCAAATTGTTTGTTCAGCAACATCTGCTCCAGTCCTTGAGCGAGCTCTATAGACTTCTGCTTTTCGTTATATAACGATGACTGCATCATAAGCATAGAATAAGAGTAGCCAAAATCGTGAGATACATCATCTTGGTTCTCTAATTCATATATGTAGTATTTAGGTATGGACCGAACCCTATCTTCCGGATCATATACCTCACCCTGGCGTGTTTTACCATACAGGGAGTCATCTACGCGGTCAAGACATAAGTCGGATACGAAGTTCCTGACCGTACTTTTAAGGCTGATACCTAACCCTTCTATACGTTCTATATCTTGTTTGGATATCTGTGGAATAGCATACAGGTTAGGGCTCTGCTCTTTGTATAGATCAAGGGATTGTCTTTTTATTTCCTTGAGTTTTTGAATCATATTCCACTGCTCTACGTTTTTAGTAGCAACTTCATTACCGTCAGCATCATACTTGATACCAAAGTCATTGAAATACGATTCGTCACGATACAGGCTTTTCTTAGGCATGCGATGACCATACCCATGATCTTTTACATAATCAGGATTACGGCCGCTATTTTCGGCTTCAGATTCAGCCACCCATGCCCTTGCAGGATCGAAAGACAGGTACGATATGTCCATGCCATAATCTTGGGTGGATGTACCGTTTTGTACGTCCTTAACCATCTGCGCCACATCTATCTCACCTCGACCGATTTTGTCGATCATAGCCGCATATCCGGTAGGAGCCATGCGTTTATAGTACGAAAAAACCTGGCTCCTGGCAAATTCATTAACAATAGCATTGGCCTCTTCTATGCCCTCTTCCCTTGTATTATTTAAAAATAAGCTGGCCATCTTAGCATTAACAGCATTCCTAAAATCTCTACCGTCTAATTCTTTGCTTATACCAAGCTTTTCTGACAGGTAGTTGGTTTCAGATACGGTAAACAAATATCGGTTATCAGCAGCCTTAAACAGCTTATCCCTTAAAGCCTGAATCCTTCTTGCTTTCTTCGCCGTAGTATGACGTTGTACGAACTTCCATTCCACTTCCTTGGAGTCAGCAAGAGCATTTAAATAAGACTGATTTACTTCGTTTTCAGCCTTACTGCTTTTAGTAAGGTACTTATCAATATCTTCAAGACCCACCATCTTAGCATAATCTATTAAGATAGCGTAATCGGCTTCAATAGCTTCAGATGCGGCCCTAAAAGCATCTCTTTCAGATGAGGTAAATGTCGCTTCGTTAATTTCTCCGATATCAGCCACATCGCGATTGTTTCCGATTATTTCCTTGATAATGGCCTTATTTTTTTCTATATCTTTTACAATCGAGTCCACGTCAGTCGCATCTCTATCACTTGTCGTAGAACTAATGATATCATGCGCCATTTTAAGATACGAAGCCTTGTTATTTGATTCGGTACGTGCCGACTGTTCCGATTCTACATCATTCCAAAACCGATCATTAAATGACAGGTGACCTCCCAACATAAGTGTCTTCAGCGCAGCTTCTCCTCCTGACTCGCTCTGAATCGTTCTTAATTTTTGCAAAAACGATTCTGATACGGCATTAGTGACATTATTTGATTCCTTTCTCCAAACTTCATTTATAGCTTGTATTTCTTTGGCCATCTTAAGTTGGTCGCCGGTTTTTTCCACTCTCCTGGTTCCTACATATATGTATTCTGAAGCTGCTTCTTTACGTTGTTTACGAAGCAGTCCTTCTTCTTCGTAATTGCTGCTTTTAAAATAGGCAACTTCATCAAAATTACCACCGCTATCAATAAAAGGCTGCCTCAATATCCGTTTTTGCCGGGATAGAGCATTAAGGTATTCTTTGGTTGTTTGAGAAACCGGATGCCCTAATTCTTCTTCAGCCTTTTTGTATATGGATTCCATTCTTGTGGCATAACTTTCGCTAAATTCCAGTTCCGAATTTTCAGCATCCCACTTTTCCATCTGCTCCGTATAGATCTTTTCCTGCTCGATGGTAAAAATATCGGTATTAACCCTATCAGACGATGGTTTGAATTTAGCGTTTTCAGTAACCGTATTTCCATCCTTGTCAACTACTTCTCTTTTAAATACGTAATTACGATTATTGTCAACCACATCACCAATTTCTTCTTCTGATATCTCTATGTTCATGGCAGTAGCAAACGCTCGCATCTGCGCCAGCTTCTTATTACGATCGTATTTAGCCATATCAAGGGCACTACGAAGATAATTAGAAGTTTTGCCGTCTACTTTCTGAAGCAGTTTTTCAAATTCAGATTTGTTAAAACCATGCTTTTTCGCATATGCCAGGAAATCGGATATGGCGGGCTGGGCATTCACCATCGCATTGTAATTGTCTTTGGCAATCATAGCTCCAAGAGCGTTATTGAACGGACTGGAAGAATGCTCTAATATACCGAACCACCTACTTATCCAAGAAACATCGTGTTGAACCTTGTCAAAAAATTCTTTTACTCTCTTTACCTTATCTGCTGGCACATGAAGTTCGTTCATTAACTTATCAAGCAACGTACTTTCATCAAGGTCTTGTACTGATTTAATATCAGACTGAATACCATTGATGTCGGCAATGACGGTATTGATCCTATTTGTATAATCCTGCTTTTCACGTTCATCAAATTCGGTACTTCTATTACGGATATATCCTCGAAGATCGTTCATGATCGGAAGAACCTGATTGTTGATAATATCTACGTTCTTTCGATCATTGGTATTGAAGTGAAGTTTACCGTCTTTGGTATCACCATGAAGGATGGTGTTCACCACATTACTTAAGTATCTGACCTGAGCTTCGGCTGTGGAGATCATGCTGTTCATGGCAGCCGCCATCTCATTCTTGTCTATTTCGGTCTCTACCTTATTTATCTTATCTTCTATAGTCTTAAGCTGCGCAAGGGTCATAGACGTAGTTACAGCCCTATCAGAGCTTATCTGACGTAAGTCTCTTAAGGTTTTTCTCAATGCCCGGATCTTAGACTCAAGAAACTTGTTCTTGTTCATAGAAGAAAGGGAGTATAATGTAAAGTCATTATCCTTTAACAGAGAGGTGTCAAATCCTTTATCTATGTCAGTAATGGCAAGATCACGAATGTTTTTAATAACGTTATTCAAATCCTGTCTTTGGGTTGATAAAGCTGATTTAAGCCAGCTTACGATTCCAGAGAGAAGCTGCCGGACGCGCCCCAGGAAGGAGGTGGGCTCTACCGGCGCCTGTGCTGTGCCGGTCTGCATCTCCCTGGCGAGGATCTTTCCAAGAATTTCTCTCCTAACAGCATTATCAAGCTCAGCTCCTTCATATACCTTACCGTATGTATTATAATACTGACCTGCATACTGGTTCCACTCTTCCGTACCTTCTACATCTTGCAGAACAGCCTCAACAGCATTCTGATCTCTGTATGCCTCTACAAGGAAGTGGGCTGTTTCTTCTACTAAATCAGATAAAGTAGCATCTTCACCAACTGCTATTACGTTATTGGCAATATCCGCCAATGCCTTAGCAGAAGGTTCATGCCCGTATTTGGTTTGGTACTTCTCTATATAGTCGGTCATACCTATGACACTAACGCCAAGAGTTTTCAGTATCTCGACAATAGAATTTCGTTGATCACGTTCCTGCCTGCTATAATCTGATACGATCTTAGCTTTAGTATCAGCATAAAGATCGCTGTCTTCTAATATGAATGAAACTACAAGCGCATCAAAATGATCGTACTTGGCGTCCAATTCATTGTATCTTCCTGACTTTAGATCGTTCTTTATCTGCTCTTTGCTAACCCTTTCCGTTCCTCCGGTGGCGAGCCTCATAGTTACCTTACTATTATCCAACGAGCTTATGGTTATCATACCTTGGTCGTTCATGGAAACATCTGAACCAAAATGATTACGGAGCTCGGTGTAGGATAAGGCTGAATTGAAAAGTCTAATTTGTCCTGTATGACCTTCTCCTGTAAGATAATAGCTTCTTGTTTCAGGATCGAATATCTTAGATCCGGACAAAAGACCTTTCTTTATAAGGTAGTTAATTATACCACCTTTTGTTGATAAAGAAGTAGAAGCAGAAGCGGTCATGACCGGTATAAAAGATTTGGGATTATTAAGAACATACCTTCCAGCTTTGTAAGTAATGTCTGCCACGCCATCCCAGGCAGATTCTTGAACGGTGCCTGATAAGAATCCTATTCTAATATCATTCCCGCCAGAGCGAAGAGCTTCTCCGTAATCTTCAAATAATTGATTACGATCGTTCATGAAAAACAAACGAGGCTCTCCGGTCTGATACGTTACACCCACAGGATTAGAATCTGTCTGTGGTAACTCTTCTGGGCTAAATATCTTAAGACCGTCTTTTATAACCATATAATTAACACCCTTATCCTGTACCATAGATACGGGAGTAAAGTCCGAAGATATAGCATCTTGTAGATACTGTCCGGTGTCTATTCCCGGTCCTTCCGGTACAGAAATACTTGACGGAACCATAGCATCCACCAACATAATATTATCACCCAGATCTTGGCTGTAGAATCCAAAGCCCGATTCTCGGATTTCATAAGGTGCATCTGATTTTGACACAAGAATAGGATTACTCATCTTAGAAGCTTTATCCAGCACTCTTTCCCTGTAGGCTTTCGGAATAAGATCGATGTTGGATTTTACCTTATTATAAGCCGGTTTGTTGATAGGCACTCTCTTTCTCCAGTCGCCAAAAGCCTTTAAGAACTTATTAGAAAATACGGTTTTAAAAACAGTAGTAGCCCGCTCCCTATTTTCCATAAGAGGAATAGATGCTATTTTATCAAACAACATAGACCTGTCCCCTGATCTGGTAGAGACAGAAACAACTTTCTTTTTATTATCTCTTTTAATAATACACGTTGACGCCATAAGAATTTATTTTGTTTTGACACAAAGGTAATTAAAAATCAGGCACATGATAAAAACAAAGCCGTCTAACTTCCCAGTCTGACGGCTTAATATAAATATGAAAAAATAATTATAATCTGACGTAAATCGTCAAGTTACGCTTACGCATTATATTTGTACCCATTTCGGTGAATAAACCTTCCTGATTCGAACCTTTCCACATCATCCGGTCCAATTGACCCGCAGTCTTCCCTTCTTGCCTCATACCACAGCCCAGGCTTACGGAGCCGGCAGGTTATGACGTATTTAAAGCAGTTGTGAGTAAAATGGAATACGGAGCCTACTGGGAAATACCTGGTAGTTTGAAACACTATTCTTTTTCGTTTAGTATCAAACACTATATCTCCTACTACCTTAGTCACGTAATAGCTTATGCCATTTAACGTTTCATCTGTCTGCGGTATCCAATAATAACCTCTTGCCATGCCACAAATATATGAAAAAGTCGGATAACTTACGTACCCGACTTCATTATTTGTTTAAATAGTTCAATTACGCCATTTTTTATGACATGTCCTGCCTGGTAATCATATTATAAACATTTCTTTCAAGACACTATTTTGTATGCTATATATCAATTTCATCCCATCTCTATCATATACGTCAAAAAAGGATTCACTTAAGTTCTTTGGATTTACATTCAGTTGAATTATGCAATTACCGGTATAAACCTTAATTCCGTAATTATCAGAGTATATATCCTGCATAGTATCAAATGTCTCAATTAAATTTTCAACAAGGGCTCTGTTAAATGAAAAAGATTCTTTACCATTACCTTTAAATGTGATATGATCTAAATTAATGTTGTCAAATACATACTCTAACTGATTGCCGTCCATCATATTATAAGTGATTGACTTCTTGATTATAAATCCCATATTATTTTGTTTTTAGTCAATATAAATCTTCTGAATACAATTGTTCTCTAATAGCATTCCTATCTACTATCATCTCCTGATTATTGTTCTTAACAAGTTCAGATGCTTCCTCTCTTGTTAAAAACCGGTTCTTGCTTGTTAAACTACGGTTCTTATGAGCAACACCATAAGCTACAAACTGAGAAATGATAGAACAATGTCTCAATCCACAGAACACGGTGCCGGATGGTATGTTGATGGGCTGATAGGGACGTTTCTTGTTGTCCTGTACCCATATAGCTGCGCATATGACAATTTCCTTATCACACATAATTTACATATTTAAAATACCGTTTTTACCAATATGTTTCTTTTCTTCTTCAGTAGGCCATTCTTTCTTGAACTTACCGTGCCACGTTCCAGGAACTACCACCACTTCGTCCCCCTTACTATATTCAATAGCGGCACATTCAGAACAAAGAGGCTTGCCTTCATATCCCTTTAGCGACTTATCGTAAATACGATTCTTACAAGGTCTTATAAGAGCCCAATAATATGATGTGGCTGTATTATCTATACAGCCACATTTTGAACAAACAAACAAACTCATCCTGCAATCTCCCAATCATTAGACATAATATCATGTTCGGTTGGATTCCAATTTGATGCTACTTTTTGACCTGTATCTACTATCAATATATTTACGTCAAACATACAGATATACTTTTTACCCCAATCAATTCTTTTTATCTTACGACCTAATTTAAGCCGTTCTAAAGCCTGTTCGAATGTCATGCCACGACGAGGCAGTTTGAGATACTTTTTAAGTCTGTCGGCAGCTTCATTTGGTGTATGGCCATCGTATTCGAAAGCGGTTTCTCTTTCAGGAACATCAAACAAATCCCAGTATTTGCTTTCATAGTGATTAGATACCTGACCGGTAGGTAGGATCGCCATCACAATAAACCAATCATCAGAACCGAAGCATTTTTCTCCATCGCTGTGTCTCCTTGATTTGCAAACTTCAACCTGTCCGTTTCTGGCTAATAGATTAAAGAAGGCGGCGTTATACAACATGCGGTACCGATACAATTCATTGAAAGTATGGTATCCATCAGAAACCTCTCCCATGTCTCCAGGTTCTGCTTCAGGTTCAGGATGATTCGGGTAGTGGTAGTCTACTGATGCCTCTAACACGGACTTTACGTGTTCCATTACCCTCGTAGCATCATCATGTTTAAAAAAATGCTTAATTCCTTCAACGAATTTAATATCTTCGTTGATTGCTGATTCGAACTCTTCTTTAGTCATTACCCTGACTGAATCTTTTAATTCCATTATTTGTAATATTTTAATTGTTCTGAAATCCTATATTTACTTATATCATCGCACAAGTTACACCCTCCTGTACATCCACAAATCAAACAATACGAGTCTCTTTCTGTCTTCGATTTGGATTGAAAATCTCTTACGGCTTTAATCCAGATAGGAGAAATAATCTTACCGGAAAATACAGGTACATCTAAGATTAATGTTTCCATTATTTTGGCAAAATATTCATATAACACGGCACATCTACCACATCTCTTCTACGAAGTCCCTTATCAAAATAGGAAACCATATAAGTGTTTTTACCTTCGTGATCAGGTCTGGGATCAAAGCATTCAAAAACGAATCTTGTTCTACCTTCAAGATGACCAAACATGAAAACAAATTCGCCACCGTATCTTTTATTAGCCAATTCTTCTACAGTCATAACCTATCTCCTCCTAATCCTGAATTGATGCTAACATACTTAACACGGACATCATTTCCACGTCCAAGCTGACCCCAGCCGGGCGATGGCGTTCCCTTGGCCGGAGCAGGGACAGCCCTAAGCCGAGACCAGTCCTGCTTTTGCCTCATGGCTTCAGCCTCTTTGTAATACCGGTTACACAGTTCTTGATCTTCGTAACCAACGTAATCTTCCTTATTTTCCATAAAAAATACTTTTTCAACAAAAGTACGACATTCATGAATTAATTAGATTTAAAATAAAACAATATGAATTAAAATAAAAACCCGATACGTTAAAATCGCATCGGGCCTGGTATTGAAAAAAAATAGGTTCAGATCTTGGGTAAAGATTCGAGCCAATTTTTAACATCTTTAGGTAATTATATACAACTTTACACCACAAATACGCCAAATTGTTTTTATATATAAATAATAATTCCTACATTTGTGTCATGAGATTAGTCGAACAACATACAATCAAACATAGTTCTGTTTATTATAATGAACTTTATGACCTATTGCATAAGTGTAAAAACTTATACAATAAAGGGTTATATGTTGTTAGACAGTATTATTTTCAATACAAGGATGATAATACTGTAAAGTATAAGTACCTAAACTACTATTCTCTTGAAAAGAAGTTAAGAACAGAAAATGATGTTGACTATCGTGCTTTACCAGCACCGGTTGCTCAACAAGTGTTGATGATGGTTGATAGAAACTTTAAATCTTTCTTCAATCTCTTTAATAAAAAGAATAGAGGTGAGTATTCTGAGGAAGTAAGAATGCCAAGGTATCTCAACAAGGGTGGTTTGTTTCCTGCCGTTTTTGCAACAAATGCTTTTTCTCAAAAATGGATAAAACAAGGCATTGTTAAGTTACCAAAACAGTTTTCCTTTACAACAAGAACTAACAAGCAAAATATTCAACAACTTAGATTCATTCCTAAGAATGGGTATATTGTTCTTGAAATAGTTTACAATAAGAAGGAAAAGAATCTTATGTCCGATAATGGGAACTATCTTGGCATCGACATAGGATTGGATAATTTAGCATCTTGTGTTTCAAACACCGGTTCTTGTTTTATCATCAATGGTAGGCCACTAAAGTCTATTAACCAATATTATAACAAAAGGTTAGCATTCTTAAAATCTAAGTTAAAAGACAATAAACAGATTTCAAAACAAATAAGGTCATTAACCGACAAAAGGAATAACAAGATCAAAGACTATCTGCATAAAGCAAGTAGAATATTGGTTAATCATGTAGTTTCCAATGGTATTAATACGATCATAATCGGTCATAACAAGTGCTGGAAACAAGAGATCAATATTGGAAAGCGTAATAATCAGAACTTTGTATCTATTCCTTTTAATTCGTTTATCAGTATGATATCGTATAAAGCTACATTAGAAGGTATTAATGTTAAGATCGTTGAAGAATCTTATACTTCAAAATGTAGCTTTTTGGATAATGAACGGATTTGTAAACATGAATCTTACAAAGGAAGAAGGATCAAACGAGGATTGTTTAAAACCTCTTCTGGTAAGACAATTAATGCTGATATCAATGGTGCTTTTAACATCATCCGTAAATCGGAAAAAGAATCCTTTGATGTAACGATGTTACCAGAAGGTAGAGGGTTTTGGTGTAACCCGGTACGAATTTCCGTATAAATGTGTATTACTTTACGCTTTTGGTGTAAAGTGGTATATAATCACCCATTTAGGGTCTTTGTCTATTCTATCTTTCAGTTCATGCAATGCTGAGTCCATAACCGTATTCGGTACGCCAATCAACTCTCCTATTAAATACAAGGGGGTTTTATTCGATTTAGATTCATGTGCTATATTCATATCCCAAAAAAAGTTATGTGAAACAAACCGGCCACGGGTATTCTATTGCCCGCCGACCGGTATAATATTTTTATTCCTTTTTTTCCAAACGGGAAAAACGGGAATGCGGGAATCATATTTTTTACTATGGCTCCCGCACCACCGGAAGGACCTGGATCTGGATCTCAGGTCAGATCCTTCCAGTTTATTTTTTCGCCGAGGTAATCTTGCACGGCAAGCCATCTTATAAAGGCTACTCCTTCGGGAGCATCCGGATCATCCAAATACATTAACGTAGCTTTCACCAACTCGTTCTCACATTTGAAGACCTTCGGAAAACCATCCGAATAGTACATTGCAAAGACATATTGGACATCGCCCCATGTCGCTTTATCCGGCTTCTTCGCTCCGCACTTTTCAAAAATATCTTTTATTTCCGGCTGCTTCCAGATCCTCTTGGATCCATCGACGTTGACCATCTTATTTACCGCCTCATCAGCGAGAGCATTAGAAAAATGGTAGCCGTAAGTATCTACATATTTCTGATAAGCTGGATCCTCTGCGTCTGCTCCTCAATAAGAACGACCTCTGCCACGTCCGCGACCTCTACGCATCTGAGGTCCGTCACCGTAGTATCTGTCGTCTCCATAGTAATCGGTCGGGTAGGATTCGTAACCCATCCTCCGGTATTCCCGGTCCTCCATTTCATGACGACGTTCGCGCTCTTCAAGCCTTCTTTCCCTTTCTTCCAGCTCGTTTTCGCGTTCTTCCATTTCCTTCATCTTCTCATGCATACCGTAATGGTCGTAAATACCACCACCGTACCCCATGTACGTCCCATCAGAACGCCGGCTTCTGCCTCTGCCTCCACCTCGTCTGTCTTCTATCTCGTCATATCCAGGATATTCTCTGTGTCCTGAATTTAAATCATATACTATCATATTATACTTATTTCAAACGTTCTACAATTAACTTCTTTAAATCTTCGAATGAATCAGTAAGGTCATTCACCTTATTTTCTATACCAGCTATTTTACGATCCTGCTCTCTCGTTTGCTTGAATGCTGGATTGATGTCTTCTAATATAGATTCACAAGCCTCTATCTTGGCACGATGGGCATCTACGCTGTTTATTATGTCTTGACTGGTGTTTTTTATAGCATTCAGTTCGTTCATAATCGGATCTATGCTGGTAGATAATGTTATGCCCATAGCCTTAGCCACATTCTGGGATTCCGGGACCGTATAGGTCTTGGTTTCGCCAGTGAGCTCTACCGTCAGATCCACCACGCGGGTCTGCATCGCCTGATACTGACCTGGCTGAGGAGGAAGATACCTGGGTTCGGATACGGCTACTACCTTTCCCAATTCGTATTTAGGTACTGTATTAGTATCAAGGGTATGTACCTGAAACCCTTTCTTCAAATCTGAAAACATGATCAAAATATTAGTTAGGTGAAAATAGGGTGATGATCTTCATCACCCTACTGAAATCATTTACCTGCTTTAACTTCAGACGCCTGGGCTGTTGTTGTCGGAACACAACAATCCATTAATCTTAACACGCCACGAACTTTATTGAAGTACAGAAGGCGTTCTGTGCCATTTACCATAGCAGCACCCGTGACAGCTACGTTAATAGGGTTCACGACATTCACTCCCGTAACCGGGCAACAGGTGTCGGCTCCTACTGTTGAAACTGTGCTGTTTGCCGGGACCGCAATCTGTACCGGTAGAGCACTTCCGGCTGTAGGGACTACTTGCCTTATCTTAAGAAGGATAAGACCCTCACACGGAAGGGCGATCCAAGCCCGTGGGTTAATACCGAAGACTGTATTTGTCGTACTGACAATAACATTCTTCGTAACCATCTCATACAACGATCCTATTTTAGAAACACAAGCCATATTAGCCTCCTTTCTTAATAAAATCAGACAGCAGCGTTGTTATTGCAACATCCGTTGTTACATCCGCATCCGTTATTACAGCAACCTCCTCCGAATACCTGTCCCCAAGTATAAGCCTGGTAAGGAGAACAAGAGGGGTAGGCCGGGACGGCCGTCGGGCGTAATTGACCAACGATATTCTGGGTTTGTTGCTGAGATAATGCCGAAGCTGTCAAAGCCGCTTTTTCTTCACGAAGTTGAGCAATAGTGTTCTGCATCTCCCTCATTTCCAACTGACAGAATTTGTCGTTGATCATAACGGTTTGGGCGTCAAGTTTCGCAGACAAGATATTGAATTGGCTTGTAGCTTGCTCACGATTGTTAGCCAGACCTTGGTTGAGACCGTTCTGCAAGACATTGGTTTGTTCCAACGTGCGAAGCTGGTTATCAAAACCTTGCTGAGTAATCATTCCCTGAGTCTGGCAAGTGCTTTGATTGATCAACGAACTCAGATTGCAGCAGCAAGAGCTGATTTGATTTCCTATTTCACAACCTTGTTGTTGAACTGCGTTGATAACAGCCTGAGAAGTCATACCTACCTGACCAGCTACTTTATCAATAGCACCCTGTACGTTGCAGATAGCGTTCTGAAGTTGAGTAGTAGAACAGTTCAAAGCAGAAGCAATCTGATCTATGGCGCTACGATTACCTTGAATTGCCTGCATCAAAAGTTCACGACCGTAATCGTTATTCAACTGAGCCGGCAAACCATTGGCGCAACAATCACCGCCATTTCCAAAACCGTTACCGAAGCCGCGTCCACCCCACAGCCAGAACAAAACAATTATCCAGAGCTACCAACCGTTAGCCCCACCGAAACCGTCCTGGTTGTTACGACCGTTCATCAAAGCCGCCACCAGATTCGGATCCATTTTATTACCACCTATCAAATTAGCAAACATGCCGGGAATCATTGAAAGAAGACCGTTAGTGGCTGCACCACCACCGTTAGCCCCGGCTCCATCTAAAAGGACGATTTTATCACCACCCATAATTTTATAGTATTTAATTGTTAAACATACGTGCATGAAGCACGTAACAAAGATCATGATTACAGGGTGGAATACGGGTACGTTTATTTCCTATAGAAGAGAAGTATTTTCAGAAAAGACAGAAACAAAAAAAGGTAGTGTTTTTTTTATTCTTTTAAAACACTACCTATAAATAAACTCAAGAAAATTTACCATATTTTAAAAATACATTTTTAAGTTTTCCTTTTATGCCATTGAGGGTCACTTCATATCCGGATCCTGTCATGTAGATGGTTTGTTGATTAATTCTATCACCAGAATACTTATCTATGAAATAAGACCTATACACTCCATACCCTTTAACTACAACATTGCTATATAGCTCCCATTTGCCAAGACCGTTCCTAAACATGAATTTAGCTTCTTCAAGGAATGAGCGAAGATTCTTTTCAGCAATAATAACACCATTTTGCTCTAACTTCTTTGCAATATCACGAATCAGCCACATATTGTTATGGTCTACTTTCCTAAAAGACTCGGCAAATTCTACATCGGGCTTGTGTTCTTCTATTGTTTTCAAAGCTTGTTGCTTCTCTGCCTCTGCCTGCGACTTTTCGGCTATAGCTTTTTGAGCAGCTTCATATTGATCAGCCCAGGCTCTTGCTGCATCTGCCGGATTAGAAAAGTCAGGGACCAAAATTCCCTTTCCACCGGAACTTGTTTTATATTCTCCTGTTTTACGAATAGAAGGAAGAACCTCAGATGTTACCCATTTCTTAAATCTCTTAGCAGACTCTAATTTTGAAGATAATATAAGAGAATATAAACCAGATTCATTAATTATTCTTATACTATCTATATATCTGGTTTTCAATATAGATCGTTTTACGCCCCATTGATTATCAGATACTTGCAAAAGCATAGAATCATCATCATCTACATGTCTTTTTACCGCATCTTTAGCATTTATATATCCAAGAGATTTAGCCACATCTGACGCCACAAACCAAACATCTCCTTTTGGATCTACAATAATTCTAAGCTCTCCAAAATCCGAACTTTCAAAAACAGAAACTTTATCCATGATAAAAAAAATAGGCCCAAAAGAGAATGTCAGATCCCACTATGACAAACCCTAATGAGCCAAAAATATCTTTCAACATCAAACAACCAGAGGTGGGATCTCGTTGTTCATTGTTTCTGGAGCAAAGATAGGAACAGGATTTTAAATAGCAAATATTTTAATACTTTTTAAAACAAACCAGGGCCCGCATCACTGCGAGCCCTGATCTCTAAACTAATACCATGAAAAACTTAAATCTAAAAACTAAAGAACACACAAATGTATGAAAATGTATGCTTTTCACAAAGAATCTGTATCCTGTTCTTTTGTGTGATTCAAGACATGGGATATAGTTCTGATACTTAATCCGGTTTGATTTTGTATCAGATTATAAATATAGGATTTTGAAACTACAGTTCTTAATTGACCTAAATCATTCATAATGTTTTTATACATAAGATGAATGCTGTTGTTACGTTTGATGGTACTGATTCTCATTTCCTACTGTTATTAGTTACGTTCGGTTCTTACTTTTTCCCATTTCTATAATCCCTTCCTGAAACTAATATTGCAAACTTAATAAAAATAATTCATAAACAATGAAAATCTAACTTTTCTTGTATGTTATTGATATACGTGCATATATGAGAAAAGTGAGACTTTCACAAGCCCCACTTCCCAAATTATAACTATGAAAAAACTATATATATATACAAAAATTATCTGCATTCTAATTTGTTAAGATCATCCAATTCAGACTTGCTTACGGTCATGTCTTGCGTCAAGCCAGATCTGTTTTGGTATGGAGCGTAATCAGTTTCTACCGTCTTAACCTTCTGAGTGGAATCGTATTTCACCTCCGATTCGGTTCCTGTTATATTTTGGTAGATAGAGCCGGAACTACTTTCGCCGACTTTAGCGAACACCGTGTTCCCTATTCTAATAAAATTATCATACAACCCTTCTACGATAACATTATCATCCTGATTAGTTATGTTATGACCCCTAACCTCATTTAAGAGATTAGGATGTTTTGTAAAAAGATCGTGATAGAAATCAGAACCGGCATATAACATATCATAATCATCCAAATAGAACAGATCTGTAAAAGAAGGATCGGTGCTGCTCATGCTATACTCAAATAACTGCTCACGATCATTACCTGCCAAAGATAGTTCAATTTGTTTTAACGTATCCGGATCTGAAACGGTAAGACCCAGCAAATGATCCGGTTTGAAATCAAGATACTTGTATGCCCCTTCATACACTTCCGTATTATGAAGCTTATTTTCAAGATAAGATTGGTATAAATCGAATAAGAGTAAAGGATTCTCTTTGTCCTGCTTTCTGTTTATGTATCGGCTAAACTCCCGTTCTTCATTAACATACGGGCTTCCGGTAACAACAAGATGACCGAATGCCAATCTGGTAGCATTCATCTCTTCCGTATTCTGAGAATCGGTATAAGACAGGACGTATTTTTTAATAGAATCAGCAAGGACCTTACTATCTACGTTTTCCACGCGGCGCTTATCTAAAACACCATCCTTAAAACAATATTCAGGATAGATACTAGGTGAGAAATAAGTTAGACTCCGCTTGGCAAGCTCGGCAGCTATATCGTACAAATCACTTAAATTATCTCTTTCTACCTTATGATATAGGTTTCCACCAAGATAAAGCAGAGAATGATTTTCAAATGCCGATACCGGATCTATGTCAGATTCCATATAAACTATATTCATATTATCCATATACTCTGGCAAAAACATAACACGACGATCCCTGCTATCTCCAAGAACGTCATCGATAGCATAAGCTAAGGTAGGAGCATAAGTATCATCGTTGCGCCTTGCTACATAAATATCAAGATCCAACATCAAGCTATCAATTTTATTCAGCGATTCTTCTGTTCCGTCATATGCCTTAGACACGCCTACGATATCTATACCAAGACCCACACAAGCCTCTTCTACGTCCCATATCATACTTCTAAGGTCTTCTTCTGTATCAGCATTAACCCTATTTAGAAAGGCTGATATACGAGCTCGTAATGACTCAGATCCAATAGGGCTATAATAAGCATAATCTTGCAACTTTGATAATGACCGCCTCTTCCCTTCTACGATATTATTATCTTCTAAAGCCACAACCGGAACGATGTTCATATTCGAAAATTCGTTGAACATCGACAAGGCAAAACTCTTATCCGACTGATATCTTTCAACTAACTCCGGATATGAATCAGATAAAGATCCGAAAGCAGCATCAAACTCTGAAGCAACACTAATACCTCCTACTGTATTTTTTATAACCTCATAAATTTCAGCCGGATTGTATGATGCTCTCTTTCCTAATTTATTGAAGACGCCTTTTTTATACACAACAGGACCGTATGGTTTTTCTACGGTTGTGAAGTAAGACTCTTTCCCAAGATCGTGTTCGTTATTGGAATAATCTAACAATAGCCTCATAAGAGAGCTAACCTCATTGAGTACA